CACATACACTGGCGCTGCCGTCAACCTGACTCTGCCCACCGTGGCCGATCTGGAAGCTGACGTTTCTAGCGCACAGAAAGTGAACTCCGCATTTGAGTTCGGTATCATCAACATCGGTGGCACCAACGCTGCAACTCTGGTTGTCGGCACTGGCTGGACCATCGTTGGCGTGGCTGCTGTCAACGCCAACACATCGGCCCGATTCCTCGCCCGTAAAACCGGCGATGGCACTTGGACCGCATATCGCGTTGCTTAATTCTTGAGCAACTGGTAAAACGGGGCTTCGGCCCCGTTTTCACATGGAGAATCAAATGAACGTCACCCTCGTACACCCCATCCACGGTGCCAAAGTTGCCACCAATCAAGTCGAGCTTGAGATGGATGAAAAAAATGGCTGGACGCAGTACAATCCTGACACACCTGTCGAGGTGGCACCGAAAGCAGAAAAGCCTGTGCGCAACAAGCTGACTCGCAAAGTGACCGAACAACCTGTCGAACAGCCCAACGAAGTCCCATCCTTTTTGACTTCGGCAAGCGACGAATCCGAAGGAAACTGAAATGGCTTATACCGCTGGCGACCAGATTAACCGAGCACTCAGGCTGCTTGGTATTCTTGCCGAAGGTGAAACGGCGTCAGCGGCAACAAGTCAAGACGCTCTGGTCGCAATGAACCAGATGATCGACTCGTGGAACACCGAGCGTCTGTCCGTGTTCTGCACCCAAGATCAAATCTTCTCGTGGCCCTCTGGTGAAATCAAACGCACCCTTGGTCCCACTGGTGACTTTGTGGGCAACCGCCCCATTCAACTTGATGACGGCACCTATTACAAAGCCCCAAGCGGCGTGTCGTACGGTATCAAGTTCATCAACCAAGACCAGTACAACGGCATCGCTGTCAAGACATCGACATCGACCTTTCCGCAGGTCATCTTTGTCAACAACACATTCCCCAACGTGGAGATGTACGTATACCCCCGGCCTACGCAGGTCTTGGAGTGGCACTTCATCTCGGTGCAGGAGTTGACGCAGCCTGCGCTGCTCAATACCGAGTTGTTCTTCCCACCGGGCTACATGCGGGCCTTTGCCTACAACTTGGCAATGGAGATCGCACCCGAGTTTGGCGTGGAGCCAAGCCCACAGGTGCAGCGCATCGCCATGACCAGCAAGCGCAACCTGAAGCGCATCAACAACCCATACGATGTGATGAGTCTGCCCTACGCCGTGGTGGCAAACCGTCAGCGGTTCAACATCTACGCCGGTAACTTCTAATGAAGACGCCCATCCTCGGTTCATCCTACGTGGCCCGTAGTGTCAACGCTGCGGATGCCCGCATGGTCAACCTGTTCCCCGAGATCGTGCCCGAGGCTGGCAAAGAGCCTGCGTTCTTGAACCGCGCCCCCGGCCTCAAGCTGGAAGTGGCAGTGGGTAACGGTCCCATTCGTGGGCTGTGGGTGCTGGCTGGCAACCTGTACGTAGTCAGCGGCAGTCAACTGTACAAGGTGACCCCTGCCTACGTAGTAACTTTGATCGGTACCGTGTCAGGTACTGGGCCTGTCAGCATGGCCGACAACGGCACCCAGTTGTTCGTGGCTTGCAACGGCCCCTCGTTCATTTACAACTCGCTGACCAACGTGTTCCAGCAGATCACCGACCCGGACTTTCCCGGTGCGGTGACCGTGGGTTACTTGGACGGCTACTTTGTGTTCAACGAGCCAAACAGCCAGAAAATCTGGGTCACTGCGCTGCTTGATGGCACTCTTGTTGACCCACTCGACTTCGCCAGCGCCGAGGGTTCCCCTGACGGCGTGGTCGGTATCATCGTAGATCACGGGCAACTGTGGGTCTACGGCACCAACTCCATCGAGGTCTGGTACAACAGCGGCAACGCTGACTTTCCGTTTTCCCGCATCCAAGGCGCATTCAACGAACTGGGCTGCGCTGCCGCCTATTCGCTTGCCAAAATGGACAATGGCTTGTTCTGGCTGGGCAAGGACGCCCGTGGTCAGGGCATGGTCTACCGGGCCAACGGTTACTCGGGCCAGCGCATCTCAACTCACGCAGTCGAGTGGCACATCCAGCAGTACGGCGACTTGTCGGACGCCATCGGGTACACCTATCAGCAGGACGGCCACAGCTTCTACGTGCTGATTTTCCCAAGCGCAGACACCACATGGGTCTACGATGTGGCAACGCAGGCATGGCATGAACGTGCCGGGTTTGCCAATGGTGATTTCACTCGCCATCGCAGCAACTGCCAAGCGTTCTTTGGCACCAAGGTCATGGTGGGCGATTACCAAAACGGCAACGTGTATTCGTTTGATCTGGACGACTACTCGGACAACGGCAGCATTCAAAAGTGGTTACGCTCGTGGAGAGCACTACCCACCGGCCAGAACAATTTGAAGCGCACCGCGCACCACAGCCTCCAGCTTGACTGCGAGTCGGGCACTGGATTGAACATCGGACAAGGCAGTGACCCCGAGGTTATGCTGCGATGGTCTGACGATGGCGGACACACATGGTCCAACGAGCACTGGGTCAGCATTGGCAAGATCGGCGAGTACTATCGCCGTGCCATTTGGCGCAGATTGGGCATGACCATGAAGCTGCGTGATCGCGTCTACGAGGTGTCGGGTACTGACCCTGTAAAAATCGCCATCATGGGCGCTGAACTGCTGTTGAGTCCAACGAATGCCTAACCCAACAATCGTTCCCATCACGCAACCACGGGTTCCTTTCCTGAACCCGGAGACAGGCTTTGTCTCAATGCCGTGGTATTTGTTCCTGCTATCGCTCAGTCAATCGCAAGGCGGTAGCAGCATCTCGCTGGACGATGTGCAGAAGGGTCCACCGACCCTGACAGTCGATGAGATCAACGCCATCATCGACAAAGTTTCCGGGAATGTCACCCCTTCGCAGGACGGACTGCTGGCACAGATTGCCGAGTTGCAAAAGCAGGTCAGCGCACTCGCACTTCAGGTGCGCCCCGAGTTGGGCACTATGAGCCAGCTTCAGCAGGACAACGTGCCGTGGTTGCAGTTTGACACGACACCATCGGGTATACCTACCGGCGTCAACGCCAACGGCACCCTGTACTGGGACGATGCTGACGCAATCAAGACGCTCAACATCGTCATGGAAGACAGCGGCGAGGTTATTCAGCACATCGGTGAGGAAACTTACTACCGGGTCAAAGCCAGCGCCGCAATCACCAAGGGTCAGGTCGTCATGTTCACAGGCACCGTGGGTGCATCTGGTGGACTGCGCGGCGCACCGGCTACCGGGCTGACTTCAACGCAAAGCGAATACATCATGGGTGTCGCCACCCAGAACATCGCCAACAACGGCTGGGGTTATGTCACATGGTTTGGCGAGGTCAAGGGCGTCAACACCACGGGTGGCGCAGAGGCTTGGGTTGACGGGCAGATTCTGTACTACAACCCTGCTGTTGCCGGTGGTTTGACCAAGACGGTACCCACGGCCCCCAACCCCAAGGTCATCGTGGCATCGGTGGTCCATGCGGCCAGCAACGGCATCTTGTTTGTCCGACCCACATTCGGCTCTGCCTTGGGTGCAACGGACTCCAATGTCGAGATCACCGGGCTTGCCAATGGCGACCTGCTTCAGTACGACTCGGTGCAGGCCCGTTGGGAGAATGTGCCCGCATCGTCTGTGATTGCCGGAACCGCCACAGCCCCGGTCACCAAGACGGCCAACTTCACTGTTGCCGCTGGTGAAACATGGCTGATCAACAACAAGTCAGGATCGTCTTGCACCGTGACGTTGCCGACACCCAGCGCCAGCACTGGCAGGGTTCTGCATTTCCAGAACTACCAAGCGCAGACCCTCGTGTCAGCTTCGAGTAACGTGGTGCCGCTGGCTGGTGGTGCTGCGGGCACCGCGATTCTGCAAGCAGTCGCCGGTGCCAATGCCACCTTGGTGTCTGACGGCACAAGTTGGATAATGACGCAATACGACTCCAACAATTCGTTGGAATTGGAATAAGGAGAAACCCGAATGACTGTCATCGTCAAAAACCTCGTTCCCGGCAAAACTGTCGAGAATACCCAAACCACACAGTACACGTCTGTCAACGTGGTCACGATCATTGACAAGTTCACGGCGACAAATTACAGCGCCAGTGCTGCCACAATCTCGGTCAACTTGGTTACAACTGCCGGGTCCGCTGGCAACATCAACTTGATCACCAAAAGCAAAACGCTTCAGCCGTCCGAGGTGTACACCTTCCCCGAGTTGGTCGGGCAGGTTTTGAACCCCGGTGACTTCATCAGTACAATCGCAGGAACCGCCAGCGCCATCAACATGCGCGTCAGTGGCCGTGAGGTGACTCAGTGAACATGACAGTGACTTATGGAGAAGGGTTCGCCGTTGTGCCGCCTCAAATGATGCGGCAAAAGGTAGAATCGCTCCAGCAGGAACTGTCCAAGTTGCCACAATACGAGCCTGAGACAAAGCATTACTTCCACGGCGGTATGTATTGCCGCGAAGTGTTTCGTCACGCTGGCGTGTTGGTGGTCGGGGCGATCCACAAAAAAGAGCACCTGTACCTCATCGTGTCGGGTACCGTGGCGATCACGGACGGCGAGGGTAATGTGCAAGAGGTCACCGGGCCTCATCTGTTTCAGAGCAAACCCGGGACAAAGCGGGCGGTGTACGCAATCACTGACGCGCTTTGCATGACGTTTCACGCCATCGAGGCGACAACGGTCGAGGAAGCCGAGGCCGAGTTGGTTGAGGTGGAACCCGATTCGATGTATGCTTTGGGCAACACGGTCAAGAACAAACAAATTGAGGTGTCACCATGACATTTTGGGTAGCTGGTGCCGTAGTTGGCAGTGCCGTAATTGGCGCAAGTGCTTCCAGTAAAGCGGCAAAATCACAAGCCGCTGCGGCTGGTCAAGCGACTGATCTCGAACGGGAAATGTTTGAGCGCAACGTTGAGTTGAACGCTCCATTCCGCGAAGCCGGGATCACTGCCCTCAACAAGTTGGTTCCGCTGGCAACCGAGTACACCCCATTCGGCATGGACCAGTTCCAAGCTGACCCCGGTTACTCGTTCCGCATGTCCGAGGGGATGAAGGGTCTGGAGCGATCCGCTGCTGCTCGTGGTGGTCTGCTTTCGGGTGCCACGCTCAAGGGCATCCAGCGATTCGGTCAAGACCTCGGATCGCAGGAATACCAGAACGCCTTCAACCGTTACCAGACCGAGCGTCAGGCCCGTCTGAACCCACTGCAATCGTTGGCCGGTGTCGGTCAAACCACATCGCAGCAACTGGGTGCAGCCGGTACACAGATGGCTGGCAACGTGGGCAACTTGATGACCAGTGGCGCAGCAGCCCGGGCCTCGGGTTACGTGGGTGGTGCCAACGCGCTGACCGGTGCGCTGAACACTGGCTTGAACTATTACCAAGGTCAGCAGATGCTGAACTCGCTGCGCACACCAAGTGCCGCCGCGCCAAGTTATTCCTACCAAACAACCCCGATGGCACCAGTTGATTATTCGCTGGGTGGCGGTCGCCTGTAAGGACTTGTCATGGCAATCAACCCAAACATCTCACTGGCCGTCAAAGGCATCGAACTGCAAGACCCATTGGCTCAGTACGGTCGTGTGGCCGCAATCCAAGGCGCACAGCAGCAGAACCAACTGGCCCAGTTGCAGATGCAGAATTTCCAGCGTGAGCAGGAATCGACAAATGCGCTGAACCGTGCTTACGCCGAGGCGTACAACCCTCAGACTGGTGAGACAGACATCAACAAGCTGCGCGGTTCGCTTGCAACCGGTGGCTTTGGCTCCAAGCTGCCCGCTGTGGAAAAGGGTCTGCTCGAACTGCAAACTGCCCGCACAGCGCAACAAAAAGGTCAGGCCGACCTGCTTGACAGCAAGCTGAAACAGTCGCGCCAGTTCCTTGAAACACTTGACCCCACATCGCCCGGTGCTGCCGAGGCGTACATGCAGTGGCACCGGGCCAACCATGCTGACCCGGTGATCGGCAAAGCACTGGAAGCCCGTGGCATCACAGTGGATCAGTCGATGCAGCGCATTCAGCAGTTGTTACAGACCCCCGGTGGTCTGAACCGCCTGATCAACGAGTCGAAGCTGGGTACCGAGAAGTTCATGGAGATGAACAAGCCGCAGTTGTCCACCACGGACGTTGGCGGTCAGGTCGTGTCTCGCACGTTCCAGCCGCTGACTGGTGAACTCAAGACCATCGGCACTCAGACCAAGACGATGGCCCCCGGCGAAGAAGAACGCATCAAGAACGAAGGTAAGCGCATCGGCCTTGAGGGTCGCCGTGTTGCCGTGCTTGAGGAAAACGCTCGTCGTGATGCCGACCCAGCGTTCCAGCAGCGCATGGGCGCTGCCCGCGCCACAGGTGAAGCAATCGCCAAGGGTGATGTGGCCGCAGTGCAGGCGTTGCCGAAGGTCATCGGTCGTGCCGAGGAGGGTATGCGCCTGATCGACGAGTTGATCGGAAAGCGTGACTCCAAAACCGGCCAACTGCTCAAGGGTGAAAAGACCCACCCCGGCTTCCAGAACGCCGTGGGTGCCACATGGCTTCCCGGTGCACGGTTCATTCCCGGCACCGATGCCGCTGGCTTCATGTCCCGCTTTGACCAGATCAAGGGTGCTTCGTTCCTTGAAGCCTTTGAATCGCTCAAGGGTGGCGGTGCCATCACGGAAAAAGAAGGTCAGAAGGGTACGGAAGCCATCAACCGGATGTCCACATCGACCGACGAAAAGGAATTTATCCGCGCCGCTATGGACCTGCAAGACGTGATCCGCAAGGGTGTAACAAACGCTCAATCTCGCGCTTCTCGTGCAGGTGGTGGCGGTGCTCCCGCTGCGCCAGCAGCAGGCGGTGTAATCGACTTTGGGAGCCTGAAATAATGGACGTTCGTTTACCCGATGGCACGATCATCAAAGGCGTACCCGATGGGATGAGCAAGGCCGATTTGACGGCCAAGCTGCAAGCCAACGGGTACGACATCAGCAAACTCACAACACCGGCAGCGCCAGCCGCACCGGAACTGCCTGAGTCGCTGCGTCCCCGCACGGCTGCGTCCGAGGGTATGCCCGGTGCCCGCCAAGAACTGAGCACCGGCCAGCGCGTCTATCAGGCAGCGCGTCCCTTTGTCGCCCCGCTTCTCGAAGCTGGTGGTGCGATTGGTGGCGGTCTGCTGGGTACACCTATGGGTCCGGCTGGTATCGTAGGCGGCGCTGGTCTGGGTTACGGTATTGCCAAGGAAGGCTTGGAACTGGCCGATGTGGCGATGGGTATGAAAGCCCCTCGTCAGGGTGCTGCCCAAGTCGTT